CCGCTCCAAGATCAGAGCGTCAACCTCTACCCTTTGGTTGCCTGTGCACCTGAATGGAGGGCCTGATGTAACTGTCGGGGAAGTTCTTTCCCGACCCTCTCGGCTCGGCGCAAGATCCCCTGACATGCTCGCGCGCTCAAATAGAACCGCTGCGGCACGACGCCAGTCTCCAAGGTGTCCGACAACGAACACACGGCGGCGTCGCTGGGCCACTCCAAAGTATTGAGCGTCAAGAACTCGGTAGGCGATGCCATACCCGAGTTGCACCATGCCCCCGATAATGGAACCAAAGTCCCGTCCGCCATTGCTTGACAAGACGCCGGGGACGTTCTCCCAAACCAGCCACTTGGGCCGTGTTCGTTCAGCAAGGCGGAGAAACTCAAGGGCCAGGTTACCACGGTCATCATCCAGCCCGCCTCTAAGTCCTGCGACCGAGAAAGATTGGCAGGGTGTTCCTCCAACAAGAAGCTGGATTGGTTCATATTCGTCGCCCTTGATCGTGGTAAAATCGCCATGAAGTGGAACGTGCGGGTAATGGTGTGCCAGCACGGCGCGGGGGAACGGTTCAATCTCTGAAAAGAATGAAGGCTGCCAGCCAAGCGCATCCCACGCAACGGATGCAGCCTCTATGCCGGAACATACTGACCCGTAACGGAACGGCGCGGCAGCTTTATATAGCGCGCTCATACCCGCCCCCTTAGCCAATTCAACACGCTGCCATGCGGTGTTTCTTTCGCAACCGCTTCCTTGCGCCGCGCTGCTAGGATGTAGCCATAAACAAGATTGACGGTGCCTTTCGCGGGCGCGGGCCATTCATCTTGCGCGGGCGTTTCAACCGTGATGCGCGCCATTTCTGCCGCCAAAACTTTCAGGCGATCATCAGGGGAGAGGTCGCGTCGATCTAAGACGTGCCGCACTTCTGCGCCCGCGATGCTGACGCGCATGAGTTCCCGGTCATCACTCACTTAATCCACCCCCATTCCCTAATCGCCGTCAGCGCTTCATCCACGCTGCGCACCACGGCGACCGGAAACCCGTCCGCCCGTAGCAGCGCAATTTCTTCCACCTGCGAAGGCGTCAATCGCCCGGTTGCGGATTTCACTTCCAGAAACCCGACAAGCGGCCCTTCAAAGCTAGGCTTCCACACGCGCAAGTCAGGATCGCCCGCAACCATGCCAAGGCGCTTCAACCGCATGGCGCTGGCAATGCTGCGCTTGCCATCATTGGCCGCGTGACGGCTGCGAATACCGTGCAAAACCAGCGCTGCCCGAATGGCGATGTGGATCGCGTCTTCACTCGGCTGCGGCGCCTTTGGCTTGCGGGCACGCTCTGGCGCGGCGCGGGTCATCTCCAAAACCTCTCAGACTTGAGTTCTTTTTCTTGCATTTCTGGCGTCCAAGCGTGTGTTTTTGCCATCAAAAAACCTTTCGGCCTGCCGCCCAAAAAAACTTCTAGCCGATCTTGCATGGCAACGCGCCGTTGAATTCTGGGTTCCTTTTTTACAATATCCCTTATTGTTGTTGCGTTAAGACCAAATTTCTTGCCCAATTCCTTAAGGGTCATGCCGCATTCAAGGCGCAACCGCAAAATCTCTTTATTGCGCTTGCGCCGTTCATCAAAGGCGGCTTTTGTCATGTCCGTCATTTCTTCCCCCTCATGCGTTGCACTGCGGAAATAAACGCCTAATCACGGGTCATCAACCAACCCAAAACATAACCGACAATAGCGCCAACCGCCAAAGCCAAAACGCCAACCGCCAAAGCCAATAGAAAATTAATCATGGCCGCGCGCCTTTCCATCAACGATTTCATTGACGCTTTGCTGAATCAGCGCCAGCGCGAAATTGGCTTCCGCTATTCTTTTTTCCAACCCCACCGCGTATTGAATTGCTGCCGCCATATCGGGCAAAACTTGCTCAATCGCATCAAGCATCAATTGCACTTGTGCCGTGCGATGTTTCATCAAAGCGCTGGCGACTGGTCCCGTCCATTGCGGCTCCTCGCCATAGCGCGCCACCGCAATCTTCATCAGCAGGTCATAATCCTCACATGGTTTGTCGCCGCGCTTTTCGCGCGCTGAAAATGTGAAATCGGGCTTGTCACTCATTTCTTCTCCTCCGTTTTGCAAACAATGTCCTTAATCATCAGCGACGGATGCAGCCGCGCTCGCACCTACGCCTGCGCTATTCTGCAATCACGATGCGCTTGAAAGCCCGGCTCACATTGGGTGCCGTCTGAAGCGCAGATTAGAAAGGTCAGGACTATGAGGGTCATTGCGGCGCGTCCCGGAACATATCGCCTTGCCGCTGCGCTTCTTCTATGCGGCGGCAGGCGATGTCGAAGTAGCGCGGCTCGATCTCGATGCCGATGAAGGGATGGCGCATCTGCACCGCCGCCACGCCGGTTGAACCGCTGCCCATGTAGGGATCAAGGATCACGCCGCCGGGCGGAACTTTTGCCTGCTCAATGCACCAGCGCATGAGGGGAACGGGTTTCTGTGTGGGGTGGAAATGCTCACCAACCTCGACTTCGCGCCGAAAGCCATCCCAAAAGAGGGAACGCAGAGCCACCGTGCCGCGCGCGTTGGTCCAAGCCAATTCCGCATCGCTCGCATGGAATGCCTGCGATGCAGTCCCACCGCGTTTTTTGTCCCAAATAAGCCACCCACCAGAGGCAGGCAGTCGGTCGGCATAATGATTCGCGCCCCACAAAATTGTCGGAACGCCCATTAGCCATGGGGAAGGGTCAAAGGGCGCATCATCGCCTACAATATCGCCCCAATCTCTCCCATACGCTCCGCCGGCAGTCTTGACGGATGACGGACGGCCAATGCGGCGGGCGCTGTTAAATGCAATCCCATACGGCGGATCTGTTATCACCGCCTCTGGCCGATCCAGCCCCGACGCAATCTCCCGGCAGTCGCCAAGCCATAATTCAGCAAGCCCGATTGTCACTTTCTCAGGCATCAAACAAACTCCGTCCCTTATGTCGATGGTTCGCGCAGGCTCTCGAACAAAACCGGGCTTGCCCTTTTGCGATCTGATTGCGTTTAGCCCACACTGGCGCGGCGCAAACCTCGCATGGCCGCTCTATACCTGTGCGCAACCGAGCAGCTATCGCTTGCTTATGCGCCTCAGAAAAACTATGGCCGGGCAGACCTTCGCCGCCTTCTGTCAGGTTCAAAAGGTCCGCGCCCTCTTCACGAAGCTTCGCAATCCAAAACATTTCGCGCGCGCGCCAATCCGCGCCGACCTCCACGTTCTCAATCAATTGGATGCAGAGTGGTGCGCCAACTGCCATCCGCTTGCGCAGCCAGTAATGCACAGGAAGCCGCCGCCCGCGTCTCGCGTCCCGGATGTGTGCCTTGTGCCGCTCATGTAGAAACTGGACTGTCTTGCCGACATATCGCGGCGTCCAGTCAGCTTCGCAAAGTGCGTAAATGCGCGTCCATTGCGTCGCCAGCCCAATCTTTTCCACGCGCATCACCCGCGCGCCCACATGGCGCCGCGATTTTTCAGCCAGGTCGCAGGCGGCGGATTGGTCGGGTTCTTGGCCGGCGTAGCGTAACACTCTGCATAATGCGCGGCGCAGTATGGCGAAGCGCAGCCTTTGGCATTATCGCGCACGGGTTCAGCGCAGAAGCGCGGCACTACGGGGCGCTCATCGCCGTGAAGCGGAAACTTGCATTGCGTCCCGGAAAAGACCCGGCGCGGCGGCGTTTCGGCAACCGCGCCGGGCAAGTTTTCAACCGGGAGGGAGGAAACCCGGCGCTCAACGGCGGAGGAAACGCCGGAGTTGGTAGCGGCAGATCGCCGCGATGGGGAAGCCGCCCGCGCACCGGAAACGGGAAGTTCACGATTGGCGCGAGCGGCAGGCCGGGGCACCACGCCCCGGCTTTTCGGTGATACGATATTGGCCGGCGCTTCACGCGCTGGCAATCTCATGCGATGCGCCTTGCCGATGACGGCGCCTTTTTTGATACCCATGCGGCGCCCAATTTCCGCCGTGGGGGCACCGGTCGCCCATTCGGCGCGCAGTGTGGCAAGGCGTTCTTCTGTCCAGGGACTTGCCTTGGGCATCAGTCGCGCCCCCTGATGCGGCCACCCAAAACCTCTGCCCAATCGGCGGCGCGCTCGCACCAATCGGCCAAAATTTCAAACGCATCACTGACGCGCCACATAATCCAGCATATTCCATGCCGAAAGCGCTTGATCATTTCGCCGGCCTCCATTCCAAGATAGCGCCGATTTGTTCCGCGCTCCATTTTCTGCGGCGCATCATAGCACGCAACGTAGCATGATACCGATACGGCACTCCTTGTGCACGCCATTTTTTCACGGCGCCAGGCGTTGAACCAACAGCCTGCGCCAGCTTCGCCGGACCACCAAAAGAGGCGACCATGTGTTCGGTGTCTTTCATATGCCTACCCTACGCCAGAAAAAATATCCGCGTCAAGGGAAAAAATATCTTGACGGAAAGATTTTTTAGGCATAGGGTTACGCTATCGCAACCCGAACAGAGGCAACACGCCATGCTCAAGCTACTTCCCAATCAACCGCCCGAAGCGCCATCAAAGCATGAAGCGCTGGTAAGCCTGGCGGGTTATCGCGCCCGGCTCGAAAAGTGCCCGGATGACAAAAACGGCAACTGGCACGACGCTGCGACCACGGCATGGTCTGCGATGTTGCAGATGGAACGCATGGTGGCGCAGCTTCTTGACATACGCTTTGACGTGGCAGGCTCCACCGCACATGAAGCGCTCGACTACGCGATTGACCAGCTTGTGGAAGCCGCCGGCACCGTGACCGCCGAAGCTGAACGCCGCGCGGAAGATGACAGCCTAAACGGCGAGTTTTATCGCGCGATTGATAACTGGAACATGCGCCGGGGTGCCGCCCAATGACTAAGGAAGAAATCGCCGCCGTGTTGGCGGGTCATGCGCGCTGGCTGCGCGGTGAAGGCGGAAACCGCGCCCGCCTTGTCGGCGCCCGCCTTGACGACGCCCGCCTTGTCGGCGCCAGCCTTGTCGGCGCCAACCTTGACGGCGCCAGCCTTGTCGGCGCCAGCCTTGTCGGCGCCCGCCTTGACGGCGCCCGCCTTGTCGGCGCCAACCTTAACCGCGCCCGCCTTGTCGGCGCCAGCCTTGACGACGCCAACCTTAACCGCGCCAGCCTTGACGGCGCCAACCTTGACGACGCCCGCCTTGTCGGCGCCAGCCTTGTCGGCGCCAACCTTGACGGCGCCCGCCTTGTCGGCGCCAGCCTTGACGGCGCCAGCCTTGTCGGCGCCAGCCTTGACGGCGCCCGCCTTGTCGGCGCCCGCCTTGACGGCGCCAAAATTAACAACCACAAGATTGCCATTGGTATCCTGCGCCGCGCCACCCGGTCAGATGGCTGGGAGTTTTTCCTGTGGCATTGCGAAGATGGTTTTTACATCAAAGCAGGTTGTCGGTTTTTCACACTGGAAGAAAGCCGCAAGCACTGGAAAGCCACGCGCGCCGGGACGCCGCTAGGCGATGAAACGCAAGACATTCTGGCGATGTTTGCCAAAGCTATAAAGCGTTGGAGGGACGCCCAATGAATTACGAACGCATTATCTGGTGGATCGTGCTTGGCCCGCTTTGCGCGCTGCTGATCCTAACGCTGGTGATCGGCGCTGGCCCGGTCAACGCGGCGTTTGATGCGCTATTTCAGCGCATCGCTTGGGTGGTTGCGGTTTGGCTTGTGCTGCTGGGGGTGCTGTGATGACCCCCGCACAAGTCTCAAACGTGGCGGACATTCATGCGGAATATCTGCTGGAAGCGCGCCGCCTTGAAGCCTCTGCCGACCGGCACGAGAGCGCCAATCCTGACCGCGCATCACAAGCGCGTGATGACGCCGCGCAATGCCGCGCCAAAGCATCCGCGATTGAGGCGCTGCTGAAAGCGGCGGGCGCGCAAGTGCTGATCCCGGAACCGGGACAACTCTCACTTTTTGGAGATGGACAATGAAGCACTCACCGGGGCCGTGGCATGTCCACATGGGGCATCTGATTAAATGTGAAGTCGGGCTTGTGATTGCCGATGTTGAAAAAAACCCCAGTCACATTTTTAAAGAAGCTCGCATTGCTAATGCTCACCTCATTGCCGCCGCGCCAAAAATGCTTGTCGCGCTTGAAAAGGTAGCCGAGTTTATAAGTCATGAATACATGTGCCTTGACCCGGAAGAGGGTAGGTATATTTCCAAGGTGGCAGAGCCAATCTGGAATGTCTTGTGCGAGGCTATAGCCGAAGCGCGCAACGGCGAAAGTGACGGCCAATGACCGCCGAGGAAATCGCTGCCGCCTTGCGCGAAGATATACGCGCCGTGCAAGTGCCCGCCACCATGCCGGATTACGACGCGCATCCGATGCGCCTGGCGCTGATAGATGCCAAGGTGGCCACGGCCAAAGCAGCGCAGGCCAATAGCTTTGACGCCACCATGTCCGCCGCAGTAGATGCGATTGTCGCGATGGAAGCGGCAGAAGCTCAGGCAAAGCGCGCGGTTGCGGATTGGACGCGCGTTCAAGCGGATTGCACTCGGGGCGCGGCGCAGCTTCGCGAGGCCATGCGCGTTGCCTTGGCAGCATGTGGCGACCCCGGCGCGGCCATTGCTGAAGGCAAGCACCACCGCGCCACGTTGCGCGCGAATGGCGCCAAGTCGGCAGAGATTACCGATGAAAAGGCGCTGCCTGATGATTGCTTCCGCACCAAGCGCGAACCCGACAAGGCTTATATCAAGGCGCGCTTGGCGAAAGGCGACAAAATCAAAGGCGCTGTCTTGGTGACTGCGCCGCCCTCTCTTGTGATAACCTCGAAGGACAAATGAAATGGCATTGCAAATCCGCAAAGCACAAAGGCGCAAGGCAAAACTACGCCTAGCGCTGATCGGCCCGTCAGGGTCTGGCAAAACCATGTCTGCGCTCAAGCTGGCGTTTGGCATTGGCGGCAAAACCGGCATTATTGACACCGAGAACGGTTCCGCTGATCTTTACGCCAGCCTTGGCGATTATGACGTGATCACGCTGGAGAAGCCCTACACGGTCGGCAAATACCGTGAAGCTATCACGGCGTTTGAGAATGGCGGATACGATACGATTATCGTTGACAGCCTTTCCCACGCATGGGCTGGCGCTGGCGGCTTGCTGGATAAACAAGGCCAGATTGCCAATCGCCCCGGCACCAACTCCTACGCCGCCTGGCGCGAGGTGACGCCAGATCATAACGCCCTTGTGGAAGCGTTGCTTTCCAGCCGCTGCCACATTATTGTGACCATGCGCGTCAAGACAGAATACGTGCTGGAAACCAATGAACGCGGCAAGCAAGTGCCGCGCAAGGTCGGGCTGGCGCCAGTGCAGCGCGACGGTGTAGAATACGAATTTACCGTGGTGATGGATATTGACATTGACCACAAGGCGGCGGCTTCCAAAGATCGCACCACGCTATTTGACGGCTGGCGCGACACCATTACGGAAGGCACAGGGCGGCAATTGCTGCAATGGCTAGAAAGCGGTGCGGATGCACCCGCACCCGCCCCAGCGCCCGCCGCAAAGCCTGCTGAGGCGTCTTTGCTGTTGATTGATCCCGACGCCATGGAATGCGCCTTCGCAAGTATTGAAATGTGGCTTGATGCGGCAAGGCGCTCGTTTGCAAAGCTTGCGGGTGATCCTGTCGCGTTGCGCGCCTGGGCTGATGCGAACGCCGGCGCCTTTGCTGCCGTGGGGGAACGCTACCCCGACACGGTTGCGAAAATTGGCGCGGCCATCACGGATCGTCTGGAAAAAACTCTTGAACAGGAAGCCGCAGAATGAGCAGCGTCAACAAAGTCACCTTGCTGGGGCGTCTCGGCAAAGACCCGGAAGTGCGAAACTTCCAGAACGGCGGCAAGGTTGTGAATTTCTCCGTTGCCACGTCCGAGCGATGGAAGGACCGCGACGGAAATCAGCAGGAGAAAACCGAATGGCACAACGTCGCCATCTTCAATGAGAAGCTAGGCGAGATTGCCGAAAAATATCTCCGCAAGGGCGCGCAAGTCTATCTTGAAGGCCGGCTTGAAACCCGGAAATGGCAGGACCAATCCGGGCAGGATCGCATTACGACTGAGGTTGTGCTGCCACGGTTTGGCGGGGAGCTTAAGTTGATCGGCGGCAAGGGCGACGGGGGCGGTGAAGCGCCGTTTAACCCCACGCGCGATGACATTAAGCGAGAGGTGCGCGACATTGAGCGCGATCTCGATGATGAAATACCTTTTTGAAATGAAAGAAGAACAGACCGCCGAACAGCGCCCGTATGTTAGCCAGTATTGGGTTGTTAGCGTCGAAACACGGCCATTGTTGCGTGTAGTAGCGGGGCCGTTCAACGACCGCGCTGAAGCGTACGGGGCATTTTCGGGAGGCCACTACAAGGTTGTTGAGACACGAAATTCAATATACCACGCGTTGGAGGAACACAAATGACCGGCGGCTTTTATCCCGGACCTGGCCCTGATCGGCAATACACGCCGATCACGCGCGGGCAAGCGGCGGTTATCGTAGCAACATGCGGCGCTATTCTGGCGCTGGCAATTTTGGGAGCGGTGATATGAAAATCGAAGCAGGAAAGTATTACCGGATGCGGGGCAACGGGAAAAACCTGGGGCAGGTTGTTGGGCCTATGTATCCCGTGGCATACGGCTTTTATGTCTGGGGATGCGCTGCTTTCTTTGTTACGGAAACGGGGCGCTATGATGTAGATTCAGAATCTGAATATGACCTAATCTCCGAGGTCTATGTCCACGACACGCCGCCTAGCGATGAACCTGCGGCCCCGCCTGCTGTGCAGCAAACCGAAGATAAATGGCGGGCAAGGTTGCTCGCTGCTGGTCCTGGCGCGTTTCTTGAAGAGCATGACCGCAAAACCCTGCGCGATGAATTTGCGCAGAAAGCGATGAAGAAGCTGCTTCCAGACGGCACACCCAAGCAAGTCGCTGAAAGCGCATACGAATACGCCGACGCAATGATGGAGGCGCGGAAAAAATGGTCATAACCACGGAAGAAGCGGAACGGATAGCCGCGCATCTGCACAAGTACTGGGGCTTAGATGGTGTCGCGGTCATGATCCGCTCCCTCGCCGCCGAGCGTGATGCGCTGATGGAATGGCGCACGGCCATTTATGACGCGCTGACCGAATGGCACGATCCGCCGCGTGATGATGAAACGCCAAAGGCTGCGCTGCGCCGTTTGGTGCATACTGAAATCTTGGCCGTGCTTGATCCTGCGGTGTCTAGGCCAGCCGCTGATCTGGTGGCGAAGGCCCGGCGTGATGCGCTGGAAGAAGCGGCGAAGGTAGCAAAGGATTACGCGCTAAAGCTAGAAGACATGGCGGAATTATCCCCATACCCTCACGTTAAACGCGAGCATGAAGGTCGGTCTTGGGTCGCGCAAACAATAGCAGCCGCAATCCGCGCGCTGGCGAAGGGGAAAGGCGATGATTGAGGGCTTCAAGAGCGCGGTCGCGGCCTTGTCGTTTCTCGGCAGCATCCTGGGCGCGGCACTGGTGGCATCGTGGATGGCTTTCGGGTCGTGGTGGCAGCCATGACTGACCCCATCCGCGCCGCGCCACGAATGTTATGGGCGTACTGTGCGTATCGCATAGTTATGATTTTCCCCAGCAGCAGTTACCCCAAAAAGACAATAGTCGGTAAAATATATTGGGCGTTGCTGCCGTGGGCGGGGGTTTGGGCGTATCGCAAGGAGGGCTGCACATGACTGACCCCACCACCCTCCTTGCCCTTGCCGAACGCTGCGAACAGGCAGCCGGGCCGGATAGGGAATTGGACGGTGCCGCTTGGTGCGCAGCCAACGGCTATCCTTTTGTGAAATGGGATGGCGCGGGAGTTGTCTGGCGCGGGGCTGATGGAAGCATTCAGCATTACCCGGCTTCCCGAGTGCCATTTTACACCGCCAGCCTCGACGCGGCGGTTACGCTGGTGCCGGATGGGTGCGGCTGGATGGTCATGAAAAACGTGGCAAAGGTCGGTCGCTGGCCTAAGCGCGGTGCCACCCCCGCACTAGCCCTATGCGCCGCCGCGCTACGGGCAAGGGCTGCTGCGTGTGAATAACCATTTTCCCGGCATCAGGAAAATGGTTCACCCCGCCGGATAAACCGCCGCCGGCAATTCAAAGTGCGGCCCATCAAGGAACGGCTTACGCCCCGCGGCGCGCCGTTCCGCCACATAGGCATCCTGCGCCGCTTTTGCGCCGCCCTGAGGCCAGTCTTGCACCGTCCGCGCCCATGCGCCGCCCCATATCAACGGGACGCCCTCAGCGCGCGCCGCATCGGCTACGGCGTCGGCCATCGGAAAATAGAATTTCCAATCAAAGGTAGGTTGCCCATTCACAAGCGGCAAAAGGTCCACCGCGTGCCCGGTCAAATGTCGACTTGCCATAGTCTGTGATGCGCCCTTGGCAACAAGCTGGCGCTGGCGCTCAACCGTTCGCAAGCCCTCTTCAACCCGGAACGTCGCCCCGCCTTCCGCCGCGCGCCGCACCACCCGCACCAAATCAGGATGCACCCCTGCCAGGCGTAATTCGCATCGGGCGGAAATGGTCATTGCCGGGCTACCCCGTTCAGCTTCTCCAGGGTTCGCAATCCGCCCAGGCCAAGCATAGCCATTACCAAGCCGATGATTTCCGCAATGCCCAATTCAGGGCGCGGGACAAGATGCCCGGCTTCTAGGCAAGCCCAAATCCAAAGCGCCATGCCGATGATGAACATGGGGATGTAGTATAGCGCCAGCGCCACGCCACAAACCCAACCGATAAACGGGCGCCACCCTGCAACAAAAACAGTGGCGTGCCCGGCCTCGATCTTGTTCACTTCCACTTGCGCCATTGCGGCTTGATTGGTGGCGTTCACAAGCGCAGCCTCCATATCAAGCCGCGCCCGCTCGGCTTCCGCCTTGTCAGGGATCAGCCGCTCAATCAAGGTGCCCAGCGCGGGCAGCAATGCGGTTACAATCGGGATCATAAGTCAATCCTTCCGTTTCACAATCGCCACAAGGATTTGGATAAAAGCTTGCGCGCCGATATGCCCGGCAATCGCCCCAGCGCCGGCAATGGTCAAGGGGTTTTCAAACCCCATCGCAACCACCAATCCACCCGCGCCAAGACCGCACACGATAACGCCTGGCAATTCCAAAAGCGCCATTTTCCAAGATGGCCGGCGCCGCTCATTCCGAAGCTGGCGCGCAATGGTGCCTATCCACGCGCCGCCCGCGGCAAGCGCCATTGTGATAGCCATCTCGTCCAGCTTCATTTGAATGGCCAAAACGGAAGCAACTTTACCGCCGCCGCCGTTACCGCACCGGAAATGCCCGCCACCGCCATCATGACGCGCCATCCGCCATGCGCCGCGTCCAAGGTGGACCGCACCGCGCGCAAGTCCTCTGCCATGGCTTCAACCACCTTATGAAGCGCGGCAACTTCCGCCTCAAGCTTGCCAAAATCACGGGGGTCAATTGGGGCCATGTTCTACTTCCTCACCAATTTTATGCGATGGTTGCCAATTTGCGCGTGTTGCCCGCTTCATCAATGATGGTGATATATCCCGTCACGGCGGCGTCAGCATTTGACGTGAAAAAGCCAAATCGGGGCGAGAACCCTGTCGGCACTTTGTCATACATTCCGAAAGCCTGACCGGTATTAGCCGCTCGGCATTCTATTGGGTTTGAACTGCCAGTGTTCTGTGCGGTTATGTAGGCAACCCATTTTCCCAAATATCCCGTATCAATGATCAATGCCACTTTGCAGGCGTCAAAACCTCCTGTAATCACCGCGCTTCGTGCGCTCGATAAAAAGACACCAATGCTGTTGGGGTATTCGCCGCGCCAAACCCCATCCAGGCGCACCGTGGCGATAGGCGCATTGATGTACGCCGCGTAAGCGTCAACTGCCAGTCCGCTTGCCTGACCCCATGCGTAAACCGTTCCTGTCCATTCAATCATATCGGCGTTCGCAGCATTGACCACAAGTGCTGAGCCGTTGCAGTAGGCCACAACGCCACCAAGCTTTGCGCGAACTAGGCCGCTAGTTTGAATGTCAAACAGAAAGTCATTGCTTGCCGACCCATCGGCCCGGATGCCGTAATAAACATTTCCATCGCCCATGTTGCCGCTTACAATTCCCGCAGCGCCGGCAACTCGCAATACGGTAGGTGTGGCGTCAAAAGTGCTGGTGGCGATAGTAGGAAGA